CTGCTGCCGACAAAGAAGAAGAACGTGGCATCGCACAATTAGAAGATGAGAGACAAAGTAACTGGGATTAATTAACACTAAAAAAACAATAAAAATGAAAAACTTATTTAAGGCATTAGCCAACTTCCAAAATGAAGTACCTGTAATTCTTAAAGACACTCAAGCATACGGTTATAAATATGCTGACCTTCCTGCTGTATTCTCAACTATCAATCCACTGCTCAAAAAGCATGGGATTGGATTTACCCAACTGATAAATGGAATGCAAGTAAAGACTATTGTGTTTCACATTGAATCAGCTGAACAAATCGAAAGCAATACAGACATCCCTCAAGGAGTTCAACTTAAAGGCATGAACGACTTTCAGGTATTAGGATCAGCCATCACTTACATTCGCAGATATGCTTTATCTTCAATCTTAGGATTGGTAACTGATAAAGACACAGATGCAAGTGGAGAGCAAACGACTAAGGAAGCACCAAAAGAGACTGGCAAGAAGCCTTTAATGTTCGAGACAAAAGATTATAACAACTGCTATGCTAAATTGCTTGAAGGAGCTATTACATTGGCAACGATTAAACAACATTACTCACTATCTGCTGACGTAGAAAAAGCCTTAAAAAATGCAACCAACTAACACAGCACCTGAACGATTCGGCAAATTTACAGCATCTTCCATTTGGAAGTTGCTTGTTGCCGGAAAGGCAAAGGACCAAGAATTTGGCGAGACTGCCCTAACTTACATTGATGAGAAGATAGTTGAAGTACTTACTCAAGAACGACCTTTAAACTTTACCACCTCAGCAATGTCATGGGGCATTGAGCATGAATATATCGCCAATGAGAAGTATAAGTCCATGTTTGATATTCAAGATTCCAATATCGAATATTTTGGGATTGAGAATCCTAAATTCTTTCCTTGCCCTATGTTTCAATTGAATGCTGGAGCAAGTCCTGATGCCTTACATGGCGATTGGTATGTAGAATATAAATGTCCTTTCAATTCAACTGTTCACTTGAAAAACTTGACTATATCACGAATGAAAGATGGTCAGCTTGATGCTTTCAAAAAGCAATACAAGGATTATTATCCACAGATTCAGTATGGAATGTGGTGTACATCCCTCAAACAAGCAAGATTTGTTTCCTTTGATCCACGATTCAAAGATGAGTTTAACAAGATAGCCATCATTGAAATTCCACTTGATGAGGAGTTTATTAAGGCACTTTTAAAGAAGATTGAATTTGCTGTTGATTGCTTAAATGATGCTATCAAATGAAGTATAAATCAACTGCCTATATTGAAGATGGACTGCTGAAGCTCCGAAATTCAAAGGAAGCGACTAAATTTTGCCAGTCATTAAATTGTGCTGAGTTTACTGTTACTTTTGAGAAAAAGAAAGCCATTAGGAGCTTGGATCAGAATGCTTACTATTGGTCGGCAGTAGTGCCACTAATGAGACAAGGATTTGAGGATTTAGGCAATACCTTTACTTTGGAATCAGCTCATGAATTTATCAAGTCGGAGTTTAACTTCAAAGAGATTATTAATGAAAAGACAGGCGAGATCAAGCGAGTGCCACAATCAACTACAACACTATCCAAGAGTGAGTTTTGCGAGCTGATAGATAGGTTAAATGTTTTCTGTTCAGAGTGGTTTGGTTTCAATATTCCTGCACCTGGCGAACAGGTCGAATTAGAATTACACTAAAATAATTCAAAATAAATTTTGAATATCAAAAATAAGATTATATCTTGCACCCATTATCAAACTAAAAAAACAAACTAAAATGAAAAAAGAATACTCTGACTTTTTAAAGTCAAAACAAAAGAATCATATTTATTCAGGATTCGATATTGAAGAAAATGAGTTAAATAATAACTTATTTCCATTTCAAAAATTTATCGTTAAAAGAGCATTAAAAGCTGGCAAGTATGCAATTTTTGCTGATTGTGGATTAGGTAAAACTTTAATGCAATTATCATGGGCAAATGAAGTATCAAAGAAAACAAATAAAAAAGTATTGATATTAGCTCCTTTAGCTGTTGTTGAACAAACAAGACAGGAAGCAGTTAAATTTAATATTGATATTGATTGCTTTGATGCAGATAATTATGAGCAAATTGCTAATATTGACTGCTTATCTTATTCAGGAGTAGTTTTAGATGAAAGTAGCATTCTTAAAAACTTTGAAGGAGCTACTAAAAAATTGATATTAGATACTTTTGCCAATACTCCTTATAAATTAGCTTGTACAGCAACACCATCTCCTAATGATCCTATGGAGTTGGGCAATCATTCAGAGTTTTTAGATGTAATGAGCCGTAATGAGATGCTTGCAATGTACTTCGTTCATGATGGTGGAGAGACAGCTAAATGGAGATTAAAAGGTCATGCAATAAAATTATTTTATCAGTTTATTGGTAGCTGGGCAATCATGCTTAATAAACCTCAGGATATAGGATTTGAAATGCAAGGATATGCATTGCCACAACTTAATATAATTGAAAAGCAAATTATAACTGAGAATAGAGATAATGGTCAATTATTTAATGATGTTGCAATATCAGCAACTAACTTCAATACTGAGTTAAGAATGACTAAAAAAGAAAGATTGAATGAAGTAGTTAAGATAATTGAATCAAAGCCTAATGATAATTTTATAGTATGGATTAAACAAAATGAGGAAGGAGAGATGCTTAAAAAATTATTACCTTATGCTGTTGAAGTAAAGGGATCAGATACTGATAAATGGAAAAAAGAAAAACTATTAGGATTTGCAAATAATGAATTTAGGATTTTAATTACAAAGACTAAAATAGCATCTTTTGGAATGAATTATCAAAATTGTCACAATCAAATATTTGCTTCTTTAGATTTTAGTTTTGAAGGATTATATCAGGCAATGAGGAGGTCATATAGATTTGGTCAAAAACATGAAGTAAATATTTATTTAATAACTACAGATACAATGAGCAACGTAAAACAATCAATTAACAATAAACAAAAACAATTCGAAATTATGCAAGATGAAATGGCTATAAGCGTAAATGCTAACTTAAACAATAATACAATGACACAAGCAGACTTTGATATTGAAAGCGAAAACAATGAATGGTTTGATATTAAAAGAGGGGATTGTGTTGAACTAATTAAAAATGTACCAAGTGAGACAGTTGGATTAAGTGTATTTAGTCCACCATTTGCTGAGCTTTACACATACTCAAGTCATGTTGAAGATATGGGCAATTCAAAAGATTATAATGAATTTTTAGAGCAATTTGGATATCTTATTAAAGAGCTTTATAGAGTTATGATGTCAGGCAGAAATGTAGCTGTGCATTGCATGGATATTCCAATTCAAAAAGGTAAGCATGGATTTATAGGATTAAGAGACTTTAGTGGATTACTTTTAAAAGCATTTGAAGAAGCTGGATTTATTTATGCATCTCGTGTAACTATTTGGAAAGACCCTGTAATTGAAATGCAAAGAACTAAAGCACTTGGATTATTACATAAGCAAGTAAAAAAAGATAGTACAATGTCAAGAGTTGGTATTCCTGATTATGTAATGATCTTTAGAAAAGATGGAGATAGAACTAATCCTGTAACAAGTTTAGATATACCAGTGGACCTTTGGCAAAAGTATGCATCTCCTGTATGGATGGATATTGACTATGGCAATACTTTAAATGGATTTAGAAATGGTCGTGAAAGCAATGATGAAAAGCATATATGTCCTTTGCAATTAGATACTATTGAAAGATTAATACATCTTTATAGCAATAAAGGAGATACTGTATTAACTCCGTTTATGGGGATTGGTAGTGAAGTTTATCAAGCTGTTAAAATGGGCAGAAAAGGTATAGGATTTGAATTAAAAGAAAGCTACTACTCAATAGCAAAGCAAAATGCTCAATCTGCTGTAACTGCAAAGAATCAATTAACTTTAATCTAAAAAAACATCATGCAATTAGATATATTTATATCTCATAATTTAAGAGATAAAGGCATTCAACAAGCAATCAATCATGCCGATGAAGTACAGCCATTGTGGAGTGAACAAGCCTACAACTGTTTATTAAATTACATCCGATACAATGATGAGTTTATGACTGAAGATGTCAGAGAAGCATCCAAGAATCAGTTATCTGAGCCACCATCAGCGAGAGCTTGGGGAGGAATAATAGTCAAGGCAGTTAAATGTGGATTGATTTACCGGAAAGGATTTAGGAACGTATCGAATGTAAAGGCACATTGTACTCCAGCGACTTTGTGGGCAGTAAATAAATAAACTATAAATCGGCACTAAACTTAATTTAGTGCCATAAATTAGACTAACAATTCTCAATTTGCGAATCACGAATCATAAACTAAAAATGGAAAAATACACAGCAACAGAATGGCTATTTAACAAATTATGGGATGAGCCAAAGGATAAGTTTAATTGGTTTGTCTTGTTAAAAAAAGCTGAAAAGATGGAGAAGGAGCAGATTGAAGATGCTTATCAACAAGGCTACAATAATGCTTATTTTAATAACCCTTTAAGCAAAGAACAATATTATAAAGATACATTTAAAAACAAAGAAATATAACTAATATGTTAGCTATTAATACCTATTTGTCCCAATTCTAGCTAATATATAGGACGCGTGTGTACAGGAAGGAAGCTCTATTTATCACGGAGGTAATTATTACAATCAAAAATATAAAAAAGACTAACATGGAACAAAAATACACAGCAGTAAATTGGCTAATAAATACTTTAGAAGCTCTTGAATCCAACCTTGAAAAAGGATTGATTAGTGTTGATGACTTCATCATTGATGTTAAATGGTCAAAGGATAAAGCCAAAGAGATTGAACGTGAGCAGTTAATTAATGCACACACACGAGCTTATTTAATCGAAGAAGAACATATCAGCAAGGAGTTTGCCGACAAAGTCAGCATCGAATATTACAATCAAAAATATAAACAAGATTAAGATGAATGAATTAGCACCTAATAAAATTGAATTAGCAAATGGAATGCTGGCAGATATTAAGCACCTGGAGATACAACTACTAAACAAAAAGCTTGAATACTCAAAATATTGCTTTGAAAATGGAGTCCTTGACCTCACACATTTAAAGGCTGATGATGTGATAAACATCGCCTGTGATACATTCAACCTCACAAGGAAGCAACTTACAAATGTAGGCAGAAAGGCTGTGATATGCCAACCAAGACAAGTGCTTATGTACTATTTACATAGAATATTCAATGACCTTAGAGTTACCGAATCAGGCAACAAGCAAGATGGATTTTTATCTTTAAAAGAGATAGGTAATATCTTTGATAACAAGGATCACTCAACCATCATTCACTCAATTAGGAAAGTTGAATCATGCATCCAGCAGCCTGAATGGAATCCTTTTTTGCATAGCTTTTACACTAAATTGAAAGATGCCATTTTCTCTAAAATTGGAGTTGATATTAAATAATGAGTTACAATAAAAACATATCTAAAAATATTAAACTGCTCAGATTATCGAAAGAATTAACGATAAAAGAGTTTGCCAAAAATGTTAGTATAG